GCCCATCACGGCCGCGCCGCGTCGAACGAAGGGTTCATCAATCGGCTGTGCGAGCGCAACGTGAAGACTGCGACCTACCTCTGCGACGAGCCCTACGAGACTGGCGAGACGGCCGGCTACAGCCCCGCGTTCGACTACGTCTTCACGATGGACCCCTGCACCACCGAGGTGCACCGGCTTTCGCGCGCGTCCCGCAAGGGGGTCTTCTACCTCCCACCTGGAGTGCACACAGACCATTTCAAGCCGCGCCCCTACTTCGACGGCGAGGGCGGGTTGGCCCGCGAGCTCCAGGCGCTGTTCATCGGCAACGGCTCGCTGCCGCCGCGGCCGGAGTTCTTCGGCCCAGTTGATCGCCTGGTCACCGGCGCCTGTTTCCACTACTTGCGCAAGGCGGTAATGAAGGGGCGCAAGGACTGGATCCCATATTCGGCTCACCCGAAGTGGTATGCCAACTGCGTCGTCGGGCTCAACGTGCATCGCTCGCCGTGGATGACCGAGGAGTGCTACTTGAAGCGGATCGTCAACCGGCACAAGGGCTATCCGGTACCCAAGGGGCTGACTATCCCCGCGGGCGTGCCGGCGCGGTGGGGCACCGGGTTCTGGAATGAGGGCAACCTACCTGCCGCGCACGTCAACCCGCGGTTCTTGGAGATGGCGGCGTGCGGCACCCTGGTGGTCTCCGACAACCACCGCAGCGAGCTCGCCCGCATGTTCCCCGGCGTCCCCCAGGCGTCCGACCCAGAGCACTACCTCGAGCTCGTCTTCCATTACCTCAGACACCCCGATGAAGCGGAGGCGATCGGACGCAAATGCTCAGACCTGATTTCAAGGCGGCACAGCTACAAGCACCGCGCAGCCGAAGTTCTGACCCGCGTTGGCTTGCAGGGACTGCTACCGGCCGCGCAGTATTCATCCTTGGGGGAGCCGGCGGACTGGTTGACTCCCCAGGACTTGAAGCCGCCCGAGATCAACTCGTCATTGGCACCAACTGGACCCTCCGAGCGTTGGTCCCCAGCATTTGGCATGTCGTGGACAAGGGCGTGTATGACTCCGAGCGACATGCAGTCAACGGATGCCCCGACTCCCTGGTTGTTGTAGCCAACGCAGGAATCTTCGGGGGCGGTGTGTTTTCGATGAAGGGGGAAGCGATAGCTCGGCAGGTCGGCCAAAAGCGTATTCAGCCCTACCATATCAAAGTGGCCCGCCCCGCGGGCACAGTCACGTGCGATGATGGCGTAAGACGCAACGGCATAAGCTTACCGTTCATGCCCAAAAGCTTGACGGATGAATACCATCCAACAGGCAACTCGATCGGTTACACGATCCAGACGGCGCACCTGATGGGGAGCACGGAGATCTATCTTCTGGGCTTCACACTGCAGAAGGGCAGCCGGTACTTCTTCGGCACTGACATCAATCCGGCCACCAAGCGCACGTCGGCTTATGACCTGCACCGTGCAATCCACTGGCTGAAGTGGTATGAGTCGCAGTGGCCTGGCCGCGCCCGTCTGGTCGAAGGGTGGGGCGGGCCGGTCTACGATGTGCTACAAGTGGTGACCTATGAGGAGCTCCACAACCAGTTCTGTCGACCGAAGACCCGAGAGGGGTGGCTCGTGTAATGGGTGATCGCGGAGGCATGGACGGCTTGACGATCTCGCAGCATCCCGGCACAGCCGGTGGCCAGCGGGGCATGGGCTCTTATCAGCGCCGGAAGGATACGAAGCCGGACTACGCCCCCTACGAGCTCACCGAGCAAGGCGCTGGCGACTCCACTCCTGAGCGATCGGCCAGGCTCTATGAGGAGTCTGTAGGCTACAAGAATGTTGCTCTGAGCCCTGCTGTCGCTCTGCGAGCAAAGTATGCCGTGACTGCAGGGCTCAAAGACATCTTCAACGTGATGGAGTTCTTGCGCAATAAGTGGCTGGTGCTCTATCGGCTCTACCGCGGCGAGACCATCAACGAATTCAACTACGGCCGCCTGCCGCTGCATTCGCCCGAGCCGTACAAGATCGTCGAGTCGATCCAGCCGCAGATCTTCCGCACCCTGTTCGGCTCCGAGCGGTGGTTCAGGCTCTACGCCGAGGCGATGGAGCACGACGACAATTCCAAGAGTCAGGAGGCCCTGTGCCGGCGCCAGCTACGCGCCATGGCGCACGGCCAGAAGGCTTCTCGCGGTATCCGCGATGGCCTGATCTACGGCACCCAGATCCAGAAGCTCTGGTGGAAGCAAGAGGTCGATGACATGACCTACCGGGTGGGCAAGCGGCGGCCCGACCCGAACATCCCCGGTGGTTCCAAGGTCGAGCTCGAGGAGGTCAAGAGCCGCGAGTTCACCTTCGACGGGAATTACATGGAGAACGTCTCCATCTTCGACTTCCTGGCTCCTCCTAACGCCTCGAGCATCGATGACGCGGAGTGGTGCGCGGACAGATCGATGTGGCCGGACTACAAGGTCAAGGAGATGGGGGAGCTGGGTCATTGGCTCGGCCTCGAGGCACTCCGCGACCACCCGGGCACCAGCAACGCCAGCTTCAACGACGAGTTCAAGGAGAGGAAGTCTTACTCGTACGGCGTGTTCGATCCTCAGGAGGCGTCAGGCGCTCCCCACGTGCCGCACTACGAGGTGATCGACTGGTGGGGGCCTCTCGTCGTGAAGGACGAGAACGGCTCCTACACCACCAAGATCTGCAACGTGGTGATGCTCGAGCCCGATTCTCTGCAGCTCGTCGTGCGGATCACCGAGAATCCGTACTGGCACAAGAAGAAGCCCTACCAGGCGTGGAAGCCCATCGACCTGGAGGACGAGTTCTACGGCATCGGTGCGATCGAGATGATCGCCAGGCTCAGTCGAGAGAAGGATGTGAAGCGCCAGTTGCTCATGGCTGCGACACAGCTGGAAGCGAACCCCATGTTCGAGGTAAGCGACCAGGCCAACATTCCCGACGGGCAGCTGATCTTGCAGCCAGGGTTGTGCCTGCGGGTTCCCCAGGTTGGTCAGTCGATCGCGCCGATTCACATCCCGAAGGTCTCCGACTCGGCGCTCAAGGCTGAGAACCAGCTCACCGTGGACATCCGCGAGACCGCGGGCACCACGTCGCCGATCATGGGCGCCGAGGATCCGTTCGGCAAGGGCGGCAAGACTGCGACCCAGCACACCTCCGAGATCGACCAGGGCAAGATGCGCATCTCGCCGATGATCGCCAACTACGAGATGCAGATCGTTGAGCCGATGCTCAACCAGATGGCCTGGAACAACCAGCAGTTCCTGTCCTACGAGCAGGTGGTGCGCGAGGTCGGTTCGGCCGGCCTGAACTACACCGATCGGTACACGGTCGGCCCGGAACAGCTGATCGGCCGGTTCATCGTGCAGCCGCTGGCCAGCTTCAAGCTGCTCACCAAGCAGACTCAGGTGCAACAGCTGGTCAACCTGCTCGATCGGATCCCGATCTTCGCCCAGACCTACGGCCCGCAGTCGATCAAGGGGCCGGCGCTGCTCGCGCACGTGATGGAGTTCGGCTTCGACATCCGCAACGCCAGTGACTTCGTCACGCAGCCACCCGATGAGGCCGAGCTGCTCAGCGCGATGCAGGAGCAGGAGGTTTGGTATCACGCCAACGTCCCGCCGGTGAAGTCTGACGACAACCACCTGCGGCATGCTCGCGTGCACATCGACGAGATCATCGGCGAGCGGTTCGAGGCGCTCTACAAGCACGACCCGAGCACCGCGGCCCGCGCCCGCGCCCATCTGGCCGAGCACCTGCAGATCCTGGCGATCACCCAGGAACAGCAGGAGAAGCAGATCATGGACATGCAGCAGGTGGCGACTGCGATGCAGATCACGCCGCCGCAGTCGATTGGTGGCATGGGCGTCGACGGCGCTGCAGTCAACATCCCTGGCGCTGGTACCCCGAGCCAACAGCCCACGTCCCCGAAGGTCAGGCGCAATGAGATCGAGCGCGGTGATGGCAACAGTGCCTCGACCAATCCGTCGCTCTCGCCGGCCACCCAGAACGCCCCCAATCCAGGAGCCCAGTGAGCCTCCGCGACAAACTACATCCGGTTGACAGCTTCTGGGACGAGAAGGCCCAGGAGCGACTTGCGATCAAACAGATGGACGCGCGGATCAACAACCTGCGCGGCGCGATCGGATTGGCCGAGAAGATCCTGGCGCTCAAGGGCAATGCCGGGTGGCAGCAATTCGTCAAAGCCTTGGAGGATTGCAGAGCTTATCGCAGGCAGGAACTCGAACTATCCGAGGGCACCGACGCTGAGCTCCGCATCCTCCAGGGCCGTTGTCGTGAGTTGGGCGCGGTCATGTCGCTGCTCACTCAAACCGAAACCAACACCAAGACTCTGGTCGACCGTCTACAGAGTCTAGAGCTCGAGCGAAAGGTGTTTGTGAACGAAGACGGCAAGGTCAGACCGAAAGGAGTGCATTCATGAATAACGCATCACCAGGCGGCATCAAGCCCAAAGAGGGCGACAACGCCGTAGTCATCAACCGCGCTGCGGGCTTCAAGCAGGCGATGGGAGCTCTGGACAACCAGACGAAGTCCCCGCACGGCCCCGGCAGCATGAACAACAGCTGGATCCGTCTCCCGGGCAGCGGCACGGGCGGCAACGTCTGCGGCTACACGAACGGAGACTGCCGAGGGTGATCGGCTGGCTGGCGGACTACCGCCACCATTGATGCTGTGAGAGCTCGGCCACCCAAGCAGAGCACCCGAGAGGGTTGGTAGGCGGTGAAAACCCGTCCGCGGCATCTTCCCATTGCGTTGTAGCCGAGTCGCGCCGGCAAACCCTGCGCTGAAACTGAGATGGGAGTCGCGCACCGTCGAAACCAATGACCGATACCCAAGGACCACAACAGTCCGTTTTCAACCAGCGGGCCGACAATGCGGCTCTCATGATCAAGGATCAACTTGGCCGTGAGCTCAGTGCGCAAACTGGAGAACAGGTGGTATTCCCATCGACTCCAGTGCCGGTGCATGCAGATGGCACTCCAGTCGGAGGGCTCCCCCCTGAGGGGAGCTATGCTCGACAGCAGATTGAGGCTCAGCAACAGCAGCTCTTGCAGCAACAGCAAGCGCAGCAAGCCCAGCTGATCTACAATCCCAACGCTGCGGGTCTACCCCAAGAGGCTCTTTTGCAGGCACAGTCGCAACCGACAGAACAGCTCTCTCAGCGAGCGCAGGAACGCATCACATCTCTCGTCACCCAACTTCGTCAGAAGGACCAGGAATACCAGCAATTGCAGCAGACGCAGGCTCAACAGGCGACCACGGTGGAGGAGCTGCGAGCGCAGCTCACCGCTCAACGAAACCAGATGGAGAACGTCCTCGAGCAGCACATGGAAAGCCTGGACCCGGAAGCCCGTGCAGCGATCATGAACGATGCGCGGATCCGGCAGACCGTGGCTCAATCGGAGCAGAGAATTCTGCGGACGGTTGCGCCTCAGCTGGAGGCTCTGCAACAGCGGAACATCCAGCTCGAGAAGATCGGTTTGAGTGGGACCTACCCGGGCTACAACCCGGTGACCCACGATTCCTTGATCGACGATTTTAGGCAACGGAACCCAAACTGCTCAGTGGAGCAGGCGTTCAGGGCGTGCGCAACACCTGAAGAACTGGCTGTTGGTGGAGTTCGGCAAGCGAACGTGCCACCGCCACCTATGCCTCCGGGCAGCGGGTCAATCACACCTCGCTACGTACCACAGCAGGGCGTCAATCAACCGAGTCCCGTTGAGCAGATCAGGATCGATGCAGCACGCGCTGCCGAGCTGGCCCGATCGACGAACCCGGAAGACCAGAAAGCGGCAACGCGAC